ATCGTAGAAGTTCTCGATCAGCTTTCCAGACCAAAGCTCAGGAATAAAATTGCCGCTGTAATTCGGGCGGCCCGGTGAAACAGGATAAGACATTATAAGTCTCCTCTAATTACGCATTAAGTTGTATGCGATTCTCCCGCTGTGCAGCGAAGATATCGCGCTCCAGACGGTCGCGTTCCTGTTCCCTGCCTTTATATTTACCCTGCCGAACATCGCTGAAAAACTTTTGAATATCCTGCGGGGTATACATTTTAGCCTTGTTGGATTGCGGGCTTCCGGAACTCTTTGTGCGTCCGGGGGTAACCTGTTTCTCCAACTCTGAGGAAGCAGCGCGACCTTTAGTTTGAGCAACATTGGCTTGTCCAGTATCCTCAAGCCAAGCACGGAAGAAGTTCGATACCCGTCCTGCGTCCATCATACGCTGAGCGTCTTCAAGATAAGTCTGACGGCTGATGCCCGTAAGCGGATCGGTCTCCAACAGCCAAGAGTGGAACTCCTGATTGTCATTGATCTCCCGCCAGTTGGGGACAGCTTTGGTTAGATCAGCCCAAAACATTTGCTCTGCCGACACAGCTTGCTTTTGTGCAACCGCTTGAACCTGCGGAACCACACTAGTTTGAAGCTGTGAAATCATCGACTCCAATTGCGCAATGCGCTGCGCTACAGAGCCAAGCTCCTCACGCGTAACTTTGCGCATAACATCAATAGACTCACCGTACTCCTCAACTTCTTTATCCGATACAAGTTTCTCAACCTGAACGGGAGGTTTTGAAGCGGCAGTCTGCTGTGCTGAAATTGAAGCAAGCAACTGTTCCATCTGCTGTACACGTTGATTAAGTTCTTTGTTTTGCGAGTGCAGACGCGGAACTTCAGCGTTGTACATACCTTGAAGCGTCTTGTATTTCTGCAAGACGGTTTCTTCTGATGCTTTACTATCGCCAGCTTTTTGCTCATCTGCTGACGAAGGAGCAGCGTCGTTCGTATCAGTGGACTCGTCGGCCTGTGGTTCTTCAGCAGGTACAGAAGATTCATCGGCTGAAGCTTGAGCCTCGCCTGTCTTTTCTGCCTCGTTGTTAAGCTGCTTATACAACTCTTGAACGGCCTCGGACTGTTTACGAATTTGCTCTGGAAGTGCCATTGATACGCTCCTATCGGTGTGCGTGATTAGACGGCGAGACTACTAAATCTTTGCCGCTATGGAAGGGGCATCTTTGGCAAACTTATAAAGTTCACCCAAAACCTGACAGCGCCCCTGTGAGACTGCCGGGTTGTTAATTGCGTTGGGTAGCATCTCAAGTTCATGCATCCGCCACTCCTCGAGATAATTCAAAATCTCTGGATATTGGCGTACCGCAAGCGCTACCGCTTTAATTACTTTGGGGTCAGGCCGAATCATGCAGCCCTCCCACTCGGCCCTCTAACCGTCGTAGCCTCTACCCCACCTTTGGGAGTGCCATCAGGAAACGTCGGCGTACCCTCTGGAGCCTGCTGCTGTTGTGCAGCAAGAGCCATCGTCTGGGCCTCAAACCGTTCCTCGCTGGCAGACTTCTCCCGAGACGGAATAATGTCATCGACCGGCATCTGCAATCCTTTAGCCACCTCACGAAGAATCGCGGCGCGGCCATCCTTACCAATGATCTCAATATCGACCGGATTGGCGGTTGCGTTAAGGAATTCAATGCGACGAATGTTGACGGTTTCCTTGACTGCTAGATTGATCGCACCCTTGGCAATTACTTCAACATCGCCCTTAATACTTTCATCCTCGTCATAACGCATGTTGTATATGAACTGTCGCGTCACAATTGGTTTCACAACATCCATATCAATATGCATCACGACTTGACGGATACCTTTACCGGCTGCACCCATCAACATGGATAGACCGGAAGATGTACGCCCTGCACCTTGTACGTTTAGATCACCATATACATAAGCAGGAATACCAGAATGATCGTCTGCAAGACGACTAAATTTCTCATAGACCCCAACGAGAGTCTGGGCATTATTCTCTGGCTGAGTGAATCGAACTGCTGGAGCACTTGATCCCAGAGGGTCGTTAGTGACTTGCCAAATTTTCCAAGGTGAGAGTTGAGTGATGTCTTCATTCGGTGGAATACGCTCAAGGTTAACTTCCACCTGCGGGCCAGACGATATGCCCATATTGTTAACCAATGCTCGGGCTGCGGCGTTGCAGACGCTTTGGAGGTCTTCGATGATTTTGGGGATGCCTTTGCCCCAGAACGCCCCCGGACATTTGATGAACGAAGTTTTAGCGTAGGGTTTTTCACCGAGCGGGTCATAGTTTAGTACTGCCTTGATTACGTAGTTACCAACGATCCAGACGTTCGCATCGTATTCCCGTGCCGGGTCTGGGACTTCATCTGCCGACATGCCCCATTCAATGAGCATCTTGCCGCTGACTTTGCCCCAAAACTCGAGGGCATCAAAAATTTCGGTCGGACGCATGTACGCGTAGTACTTACGCTCTTCCTCATCCTTCAAAAGCTCAACATCTTCGTTGATCCACGATTGACCGTTACCGATCTCAAGAACTTTGCGGATCGCATCTTCATCATAACCCGGCACACCGATTAAGTCAGCTAAGTCCATCCGAGTCATCGGGTGATGCTCAAACAGATACCCCTCGTTGATATCAGTAATGCCCGGCTCCGGATATATTCTGAACGGATCAACCCGCTCATACTCCGGCCCTAGCTGCTCCTTCGGCTCAACAACAGTCGAACCATCGGGGAGAGTCTTCCATCCAAGCGTGCGTTGTCTACGCACAATCGGCCCCTTCACAAACGCGCAGGGGTAAGTCACTAAGTCAGTGATGAAATCGTTGAAGGCTTTCTCCCAGCCGCCCTGAGCGAACTGATCCTGAATCTTCAACTTCATCTTATCTGCACGCGCTTGCGCTTCGCGCAAAATACGGAACCGGTAATCCTGCGACACCATCTCCCGCATCTCGGCCATCTCAGCCTGCGTCGGCGCTTTGCCGAAGTTCTGAACCATCTCGAGTACCTTCTCGGCAAACTCGTTCTGGATGGCTCGGGACTGGGCGGGGGACAAATCCGGAATCGGAGTGGCGTGTAAATCCCAGGGCGGGGTGCCGGTGTCCAGTAAGATATCGCGTAACCAGCTTTCAGCGGCGCGACACTTTACTTCTGTAATCATCATGTAGATTTCAGACCCGCCCTGATCCCGAATTTGCTTCAGCTTGTCAGCTTCATACTCACCATTACGCTGCCTCAGGGCACGCAGCATTTCATTCTCGATGGGCTTCTTGGCCATGTTAGCCGCATCCCAACACTCACGTAAGTAACCTACTAAACCAAGAATAACCGGCTGATTCTGCCGACTATCAAGGGCAGCATTCGCTGCCTCCTGCTCTTGACGAGCAAGCTCTTCGTTATTAACTACGCGAAGGAAAGTAAGCCCTGCCACTTATTCGCCTCTTTGCTTCCTTTCCCGATACCGTCTGCCAGCTTCGCGCATATTCTCATTCATTTCGGCGTACTCGCCTTCACGCTCCCTTTGAGCAGCTTTTTCCTCTTCTCTCTTCTTACGCTGTGCTTCGATATCAGCTTGCTGTTCTTCCTTGGGACGCATGTCAGGTCGTGGCTGATCGGTAACAACACCACCATCTTGGTAGGACTTGACCATACCGCCGTACTTATAGCTCCCACCGTAGCTCATTGCGCCAGAAGACCCCGACATTTTCGGGTTGGTCGAGGTAACGTTATACGACTTGCCACATTTCATGCAGGTACTCCTCCGCTAGATGCGGTTTGTACCATAAATTTATCAGAAGTCAAATAGGAAAAGAACCCCCAGAAGAAATCTGGGGGTAAAGCTAGTCTAAGGAGATAACTACAAGAGGTAACGGAAGGGAATATATCAAGTCCAACCACCGGCTGCAACCCTTTTTACCTCTCTCCGGTACGGAATGTTGCTGGAATCACCTATGCTATTCAAATGGAGCATAAGATACTGCAGAGCCTCGGCTACGTGCGAGTGTTTATTCTTGTCAATGTCCCCATTCCCCTTGGGTTTGTAGCGATATCCGCCCATCATCGCCGCTTTTAGCTGGCTGCACCTAGGATCAACCAAAAACGCAGGGTCTCCGTCCACCTGACGCATGAGATAATCGTCCACCGCGTTGATTCTCGCCGCCACACTGTTAGTTCTGGCAGGAATTACCTTAAATCCCTCGGCTTTGATGATGTCAACCGCGCTTCTTTCGTCCGTTTGCGCCCTCTGAACCCCCGCCGGGTCGGTAATGATAACCACCGGACACCCAGAAAACCGCTCAAACAGCATGGGTTTCAGCATCGTGCGCATAAAACGCTGCACTCCCATGTCAAAACTTACCGCTTCGTCAAGTATCAGTGCGCGTCCACGCGGGTCTTGCTGTCCGATGACAGCCGCCGGTGTAAGACCCAAATCCATCCCCACCACGACGGGCCTGACTCCATTGACGACGGGTCGCAGGGTCGATTTCGCCATGTGGTAATCCGGTTTGAAGTACTTATACACCGGCATTCCGGATAACGACAGACCATATTCGCCGTCGATAAAGACCCGGATGTACTCCTCACTGCGCCCTTGGGTGTCATAGTAGCCATCTGGTAGGTTCTCGATGTTCTCTGCGTAGGGACTTCGGCCTGACGGCTGTTTAAAAACGTCCCATCCGTTCTCGTTTCGGCTCACCCCATCCTTGGGATCGAGCTTCTCCATCTGGTAATACCACCAAGTATCCATCGTCGGAGGGTTAGTATCCCCCCACATCCCATGCCATGTAGGGCCGCCATCCTTGGCAGACGGAAAACGACCGATACGTTTACTCATCGCATCGACAATATCGGGGTGAATATCCCTACACTCGTTGAACCAAGCTCCTGTCAACTCGAGAGAGTTCAAGTTAGCTACGTCATCTGAGTCATCTAACGCCCGGAACATAATCTCGCACTCGACATCCCCGACTTTGAAGAAATAAGTCTTGGTCGTGCGCATGTAATTGCCACACTGCCCCGGCGGGAACCAATCCAAAAAGGTCTTGATGGTTGTATCCTGCAACTGCCGCACAGTCTCACGGACGATGGCAAAGCGCGTTCTACGTATTCCCTGACTGTTAGGCACCTGCATGGACGCCCGTCTGATGACCTCGAACGAGCAAGCCACCGACTTGCCACTACCCACTGGCCCCATAATGACCCGCATCTTAGCGTCCGACTGCATGAACTTCTTCAGCACCGGCGGGGGTGTGTAGTCAATCTCAAGCGGCACGAGGTGTGTCCTCTACAAGTAAGACGATGAAGTTCCGAGTTTTCTTGCCTGCCCGTTTAATTTTCGCAATCTTAGTTCTGAACGACACTCCAGCATTCTGCAGTGCGCTCGTGAAGTTGTGATACTCCACTGAGTTGTCAAACACCGCAGCCTCGTAACCCTCATACACCGTGTGGAAGCGCCGACTCAGACTCGTCGGTAACGTTGTCATCCATTTCCTCCAGCGTGGGGGTTACGTCTATCACTCGAGAATCTTCAGGACTACCGCCAAGGTTAATAGTGATCTTGACTCCACCACCTGCGTTGGCAGTCTCCGGTGAATCTTTCGGCTCAAGCCCTGCCCATTTGACTGTGGATTTGATAAGGTCTGCTTTGACCGCAGGCGAGACGACTGGATCGTGGATAAGTAACCAAGATGTAGTCAGCAGCTCTTCAGCCTGTGCGCGAGCTTTGAGCTTAAAGGTTATCCCCTTCTCACGCACTTCCGTCCTGAAGTGTTCCACCTTATTGAGAAATACGGGGTCTGCGTTGTAGGTGAGAATATCTGACGATGTGATGTTGTGGCGTTTGATAATGTCAGCCAGCGGCTCACCGCTCCCTTCCAAAGTGAGGGCTACATCGAACGCCAATCTGTCTGACCACTGAGTAGGTCTCAGGGGATGGTAATCCATACAGGGCTTTTATCTGGTGGTAATTACTTTGTCAATCTTTTGCGCTTACGCTTGTGTTCTTTCCAGTGATGAATGCGATGACAGTTAGAGCAGAGTGGTATGCACTTAGTCTCGGCTTCCTTGATCGCTTCGGGCACGTTGCTCCTAATAGTCGCCAGCTTGTTCACTGACCGCTTGTTCTTGCGAATGATGTGATGGAAGTCGATGATCGCCGGATGCTTTGCGCCACAGTGGGAGCACTTCTGTTTTGCTTTGTAGTCTTCCCATACTTGCCGCTTTTTGCGTTTGGTTATTTTGGATTTCCGTATCTGATCTTCTCGGTTCTTTAAGTACCAGCGGCGGGAATATTCTTTCTGTCTCTCGCGGGCAACCTCCCGGTCTTTGAATGGCATCGCTACTCCATCGTTGTCAGCATCTGCTGTAGCAAGTGAGCTACCCGGTCAACCAAGTCCTCATCCTCTGAGAGTTTGTGATACCCGGCTGTGTCCAGTATGGCATGGGTTGCCTCGTGCATAAAAGTTTGTTGCCGGTTGGTACCTTTGAGTGTGGTTAGAAGCTCGATGCGATTCTCTGACGGAAGCCACATACCTACGCAGTTCTTACCATGCTTCCACTTGCGCGGTGTAACGTTCACCACGTTTATCGTGTGCCCCATCAGTTGGAACGATTTGGGTATGCCATCGCTGCGCATGGGGGGAATATAGCAGAGGGGCAGAGAAAAACTACCGTCTTAAATACTTTACAGCACTGTGTAGCAAGTCCGTGCTGTCCTTAAACGACCCAAGGCCGGTGTTACATGTAGAACACAATAGTCCTCGTACTTCCCCTGTAGTGTGGCAGTGATCTATTGCCAGTCGTTTTCCGGTAGGGGCTTCCCCACAAATTGCGCAGCTACCCTCTTGCTGCTCTAACATCTGTGCGTACTGTTCGGGCGTAAGCCCGTACTTTTTGCATTTAGTTTTATGGGCATAATCTTTTTCTTTAGTCTGGTAGGCACACGTTTTGCAGTAGGAAGCGTAAAGTTGTTTCCCTGTTTTGGTCTTGCTCCGTACATGGAACTC